AGCACCGCGCTAATTTCAACGATGCGCTTCTTAAACGATACCCGGCTGCCGGTCTGCAGTTTAATCTCAACGGGCATTGTCTTGGCATACACAGTGATAGGCAGTCCAACCTCGTAGCTTGTCGTGCTCTCGCGGTCAAACGTCACAGCGCCACCAGAGCTGACAGTCTCGTTACTCTGCGGCACGCCATCGGTGATGACGTTCAGCGACTTGCCAATGTGCGGCAGGCCGCTGCCAACGCCGCCAGCCGACCCGCCAATGAATGCGCAGTCGGTATACAGATCATCTTGGAAACGCTCAATGAAATACCTTGTGGTGCCGTTGAATACGCGCTTGGTCACCACATAGATCTGCGTGATGTCCACGCCAACGTCAATAAACTCACCGTCGGTGGTGTACTCAGACGGCGACGTAATCTGCTGGCTGCGCATGATGGAGAAGACCGCCATGCTGCCGTCGTTAGTGTTGGTCATTAGCAACAGATCTGCCTCTTCTGTACTAGATGCCCGACGCAAAGCAATCCGCTGCGGCCCCTTTAGCAGGTGGCCAGACAGCAGCGAGATCCGCTGGGTGATGTAGGTTAGCTGGGTATCGCTAAACAGAAACTCATTGAGCGACTTGCCCTGGCGCTGGATGTAGACCGAGCCAGACTCCACCGACTGCACCCGAGTGCCAGGCTTAATGCCATTTCGGCTGACGTTCTTAAACGTGAAGGTCAGCGGCGTGATCGGATCAGTACCCTGCTGCGGTACAAAGAATTCACCGCCGGTGGTAAAGACTTGGAAGTCACGCGAGCTGATGATGTCGGTGATGACGTTCAGATCGTTCGTGTCTAGCGTCGCCTCGACCGCATCATCATCCAAAGATTCAAATGGCACAAAGTCAAAGAATAGCCCGATCTTGCTGCCCCACACGGTCGATGGCCGCGACTTGCTGCCGCCAAAGTACAGCCGACCCTCATGGAAAGTTACCGACCGTGGCCAGCCTTTGGTGCTCGACCAGACATCCTCGTAATTCGATTCAAGTTCCCAGCGGCCAGCATCAATGGCCGTGGTGTTAAAAAATGGGTATTCGGTAACGGCCTCGACCACCGTTGCTGATATGTACCTAGTAATCCTTGCCCGACCCTGTGGGTTGGCATTGACGTACTGGTTGACTGATTCTGTTGTCCAGGTGGTAACTGAGTAATTGCTGGTGCCGTTTGGCGTGACTGTCCATGCCGGGGTTACCGTTGCCACCTTGGTGCTGCCGACGTAGTCCTCAATAATCCTGATCTGGCCAGCACCTGTGCCGCTGGTGATCGTGACATACATGCCATTATAGATGTCATCACTAGCGCTAGATGTTGATTTCAGCGTGATCGTGGTGCTGGTGCCAGCCTGTGCTGCGCCGCTGTCGTGGTTAGTTGCAGAGGCTGTCAGCGTGATGTTTCCTGATACCGCAGATGGTGTCAGCGTTGATCCGATGTTCGTATCAAAGTTAATGTTGAATGCGTACTTAGGGATGCTGTCAAATGTAATCGTGGTGGCCGTCCAAGCCGTATCGCTGGTGCGTGTTATGCGCACCGGCTGCAAGTCGGGATGCACCACAATCAGCGTGTCAGCCGACTGTGTCCAGCACATATCGTCAACGATGCTGCTACCGATGGTGGTGGTCAGATAGTTGTTTCCGCTGCCGTTGATGTTGGCCTGTACTACACCATTCTTGATGATATACATGCGGTTATGCGTAAAGCACATCATGTAGGAATCATCGACAGAAAATGAGAATGGCACCAAGCGCACGCCATTGCCTGCAGATTCTGTGCTGGTATTAGGCAGCTGCAAAATATGCTTTAAGCCTGGGCGGCGACGCAGGCCACCTTGCGGCTGGATCAAGACATTTGTCGCCTTGGCCAGCGCATTGCCATACTGCTGTAGGTCAACCCGCGCACGCAGTAACGGGTCGAGCTCGCCCGTCGAGAAGTTCGTTGTGAAGTCAACGAAGCGGGCCATCAGTTCCTCACCGAAACCAAGGTGTAATCTTCAATAACGCGCACCGGCTGATTCTTGCCGTCAATCACAGCAGCCTGTCGGAAGAATCCACCGCGCCCATTTTCAGCAGGATCGCCGACAGCGATCTGCCGCCAGCGCAGTGTCTTGTCACCCTGTTCTGTAATCGGCTCGGCGATGTGCCAGGCAATCATGTACTTCAGCAGCTGCACAAAGTATTGCGGCATTGCATATTCTGGTGTCTGGTACTGGTAGTCGATATAGACCGACTCCAAATTCGTCAGCAGCTTGTCGCCGTGGATTTCCCAATCAACACTAATGAAGCCGCCAACTGCAGCGGTATCACGCACCGAGTGCGGGTTGCCAAGCCGGTCACCAGGCAAAAGGTATTCATATTTCCAATAGCTGGTGGGCGTAGTAATCAGCCGCGCCAGCTGGATCTTCTTCATGGAGAATGACCAAGGGTGCATCATCAGGGTCGAATCTCGGATGTCTGGATATAGACGGTCGCAGACCGAGCTCTCGTCGGTGCCGTCGTTAAAAGATGAGATTGCCTTCGCGCCCAGCAGAATCAGCGCGTCAGAGCAAATCGAAACACCTGTATCGCCTGCTGCCATTGCAACCTCTTAATGTAAGAAAGGGCTGGCCTCTCGCAGAAACCAGCCCTTGATACTACATGATGACGACTTAATCGCCGTCGGTAGCCGACAGCGTGGTGCCGTCGGTTACGTCAACAACGCCGCTTGCGTTGGATACGACATACACCAGAGTGACAACGGCGGTCGAGCCGGTCGAAGTCACGCAGTGGATAACGTCGCCCACTTCGAGCGTGTTGGCCAGCGCGTTGAAGTAACCCGCTGTGTTGACATCCGCGATAGCATCGGCTGTTTTGTAGCCGTACATCGACGGGGCGTTGCCTCGCTTGGAGGCACTGTAGGCTGTAAAGCCAGCTGCATCATAAGCCATGATTCAGCCCTCCTATTAAGCTGCAGCCGCAGTATCGCGGGCAGTGATTTTGACGATACCCTCTGCATCGATAGCAATCGAACCAGCCGAGAATAATGCGTTGACCAGCCAGCTGGTCTTCTCTGGTACATAGTTGATTTCGGTGCGAGGAGCGATGCCTTCTGCGTAGCCGATAGCGTCTTTGTGGAAAGCAAACAGAGTGCGATCCGACGAACCATCGATTGGCAGGCCACCTTCCGAGCGGTCACCCAAGACATGGAACGTGAAGCCCATGTACTGGTTGATCTCGCCCTGAACCAGCGCCTTCACGGTGTTGAAGTCCGAGCTGGTGACCGAAGTCTGCTCGAGCATCGCTGCCAGCGAGTTAGCGTGGATGATGATGTGACGGCCATCAGATGGCACGTTCTTGGCGTTCAGGATCTTCGCAGCTTCGCGCAGCTTGGAAATGTTCATGTTGGTGTTTGTGCCACCAATTGAGTTTGCCACGGTGCCGGTGCCGGAAGCGGCGTTCAGCGCGTCAAGGATCAGCTGATCCTGGCGACGGCCAATTGCAGCGCCAACCACTTGGGCGAGCTCAGAGCGCTCGTCGAAGTTGACCTTTTGCTGCGAGAAGATGTCCGAATATTCTGCAGCGTTCCAATCGGACAGCGTGCAGGTGACATTCGAGAAACCTACGTTCATTGGGGTGACATCAGTCTGCGTTACACGGGCAGTAGCCACGCCGCGACCGACTTTAGGGAAACGTACAGTAGAGCCTTCGACACCACGACGCTGACGCACAGCACCAACCAGCATTGCTTTGCCCTGGTAGGCTTGCTTAACTTCAGCATCGAACAGCGTAACAAAGGCATTGCTCAGAGAGATAGCCATGTTGACCTCGTTCGGTTAATTAATCAGGGTTTTGCGCGTCGGTGAGCCGCTGATGCGGGCCTTGCTTGCTGATTACGTCAGCCGGTCGGTGGCATCTCGCCACAAGTAAGGGTCGGTAAACCGGTAGGCCTTACCACAATTGTATTTGCTTTTTGGAAAAAAGCAATAAAAAAACCCCAGCACACAGGCTGGGGCAAAGTCGCGGCTGCAAGGTTACTCTTTTACATAGGTGCGGAACATGCGCTCGACCTTCTGCCGGTAGGCTGGGTCGCTATTGTATTTGGGATCGGCCACCATTGCATAAAGTTCATCTTTGCTGGGCGTACCCTCAAGCGGCGCTGACTCAATCGGGATGCGTCCTTCATAGGCTTCGCGGATTTTCATCAAGGCATTCAAACCGCGAGCCGTGCCGCCCATGATTTTGAATTCCTCGAAATCGTCCTTGCCCCAAACGCCCTTGTTGACCAGGCCGCGAGCCCAATCGACCATGCCGTTGACCACGGCACCGCCATTAGGGCCGAGCTTCTTCATTTCCTCGGCAGGGTCAACCATCTCGCCAGCCATCATCTCCTGCGCCTGGCTGCGCAACGATGTTGCTAGATCGTCAAACTGCGCTTGGGATAGTCCGTTCTCTTTCGCCCAGCCAGCAAGTGTCGTTGCTATTGGGTTGTCGGCAGAGTCCTCGCCGCCGAAAGATGTAAGGTCGTACTTGCCATCAGCTGGTGCGTTGTGAGCGCCCTTGGAAATCTTGGCTCTCAGGTCGCGCCATGACTTGGCAATGCCTTCCAGGTCGGGCTCGTTGCTGTCTTTGTTCCAGAAGTTCTCAGGCCAGTAGTCTGGCCGCTCCAGCGGATCTTCTGCTGGTGCTTTGGTGGGGTCAGGTGGCCGGTGATCAATATCGACTGCCTGGGTGGCTTGCGCCGGGGTGTTGGGGTCATCGACTGTAACGCTGTCGAGTAGGCCGGATTGACCGGGCTCGACAGATGTTGTGTCTGTCATAAATTCCTCGCTTGATGAATCCGTGCTATGAGTTCTCGCACGACAGTCCTCTGCCCTTCAGCAAAGAATGCGTGCGATGGGTCGGTGCCTGGCACGGCAACAGGCACATCCACATACATCTGACGCAGCCAAGCCAGCAGCTTCTGGCCGTCCTCGGTGGCAAACACCCGCAGGCAAAGCCTGGCTAAGTCTTCCCGCTGCTGCTCTGCTGGCCGTATGTCAGCCGTTATTGCGTCGAGCTCATCCCACGACATTAGGCCATACCTTCAGCGGCAGGCATCGCCCCAGCTTGTGCCTGCATGGCCATCGCCTGCGCCATTGCAGCCTCTTGCTGTTGCTGTTGCATGGTTTCCATCAGTACCGCACGCTCTGCTGCCGTATTGCGCACAGCAGCTGGCACGCCCAGCTTGTCGCCAATGTAATCGACCACGGCATCGGTCTTGATTGCCAATGCGCCATCGGTGCCAAAGCCTTGCATCAGCTGAGTGTACTGGATGATGGCGTTGACCTCTTCCATATTCTGCGCCATCGCAAGCGGTGCCACCGGCACCACCTTGGCCTCGAGGCCGTTGATGCGCAGAGGCATGTCAATCAGGCCGCGCTCGTCCATCACCTCGAGGATTTTGGCCACCAGCGGGATCATTGTCTCGTTGATCAAGCGACCAAATGCCGAGCCTAGATTCTGCGCGAGCTCCTTCATGCGCTCGACAATCTCGGTGGCCGACCGTGCCGACATGTTGTCCGGCGGCAGCGATTCATCCAGCAGAATGCGCTTGATGTTGGCCACCAGGTCGTTGATCACCAGCTGCGACACATTGAAGTCACCCGAGCGAGGCAGCGCCTGCAGTGCTGGGCCTTGTGGGCCGCCATTACGCGCCACAGGAATAATCGCACCAGGCACCAGCTTGACCGTGTTCGGGTTTAGCACACCATCGTCTGCCGCTGTGTACACACCAGCCACCGCCAGTGAGGCATTCTTTAGCAGCAGCTCCTTGGTTTTGTTCAGCGTCTTGATGTCTGGCAGCGCAGTCATCAACGGGCCGCGGCCATAGATTTCGCCTGCGACCTTCATATACCGCGAGATCACCCAGGGTGAAGTCTTGCGACGGCGATAGACCAGCTCGTCTTTGCCTTCCTTCCAGATAACGTGGTAGCAGTAATCGCCACGCTTGGCATCAAAGATTGTCGCCTCCAGCAGCTCGACATCGTCGGTAGGTTTCTGCTCAATCAAGCGCTGCAGCGTGTCCGGTATTTTCGCGTCTGGCCACTGGCGCTGGATCGACTCAGCCTTCATGCGCATCCGGCGGTAGACGTTATCTACTTGACCGTTCGCGCCTTCTTCGTAGCTGACCAGAAACAGCGGCACAGGCACAAAGTTGATAGGCGCAACATCGTCACCCGGCTGCACCATCATGCAAGCCGTGCCGACTGCTAGATCCAGCAGGAATTCACCGATAGCAATGTCAAAGTTTGATTGCTTCAGTACCGCAAACATCTGGTCGCTGTAGACATCCAGCACTGCCTGCAGCTGTTGGCGGCGCTCTGTCGGTATCGACGGGCCTGGCTCTAACCTGCACCACTTGCGCTGTGGTGGGAACACCACAGACTGCAGCCGGTTAGCAAAGCGCTGGGTCGAGTTGATAGCAGTCGAGTCAAACACCCGCGCCATCTTCTTGCTGCCGGTCGCGCCACCTTCCCAAACGCCATAGAGCTGTCGCTGTGGCAAGGCAAACTCGTAGGCATCCTGGTACAGCTGCTGAAACTCATCCTTTTTGGTCTGAGCTGCAGCCTGCCGCTTGATGATCTCTTCGGGTTTTAGCCGCATCCCGCCGAGTGGTTCTTTGTATGCCATTTGGATCCTCTAATAAGCGTTGACACTAGCCATAAGCGGGCGCTTGGTTTGCCTTGGGGTCATGCCATCAAGTCTTTTTGCTTTGATTTGTTTCTCAATTTCTTTTAGGTGATCACTTCCGACGACAAAGACTCCGGCCTGTTGATCCACCAGAAACTGCTGCCGCTGGTCATTAACCTTTTTTGCAAGCTGTCCAGCGGCGTTGGGGGACTTGTCCCAGTTGTCAGGCCACATCAACCTTTCGCCAGCCGCAAGAAATTTGTTTACTGCTTCAGCGCTCGGCTCCTGCTGAGACATTGCAAGCAAGTCAACATCTTTGCTGCTTGCCGACCGCAAAAACTTTCGCAGCGTTTCAGCATCAAACTTGCGATCCTTTAAGTAAGCAATCGATGTCTGCGCTAATAACACTGCATCAAAAATAGTCTTGCCTTTGTTGGTTAATTCGCCAGCCTGATTATTTGCCTCGACATTAGTAAAAAGCGTGAACAAAAACTCTGGCGGGTAACCTTTTACTTTCTTCTGCAGCTTCTCATCCCATGATCCGGCATATGCGTTTTTGGGAATAGCTGCCACGGCCTCAATGTCGCCACCACTGCCTTCCGTCCATGCGCCGTGCTTTTGCGCAATAGAACGAAGCCTGTTTGCGTCTTCCGCTGACATGGCTGCTTTCTTGCCATGCTCGACGCCAACATATGCTTTGTTTTGGCCGTCAAACAAAACCTTCATTTCACTCGTCCTTGTTTAGCTTGTACTTTTCCAGCAGGTTGCGACCTTTTGCTGCCAGCCTTGCTGCTGCACCCGCTGTGCGCGGCACCGGCTCACCCCAAGCATTTGCTGCTAGCGCCAGCCTGGTCGGATCACCGTCATCATCAACCAGCGGCCCACTCGGGTTGGTATAGAACCGAGTCAGGAAAGATCCTTTGCGCCGTGCGCGTTCACCCGATGGTGAAGATTCTTTGACCCCAGGCTGCAGGTTCTTGCTCTCACCGGAGCGCTCAAACTTTCGCCTGCCAGCCTCGGTCAGCCCACCTTCAGGGTCGCGCAGCTGTGGCATTTAGTCTTCCTCTTCCTCGAGCTCTGCCTCGTCCATCATTTCCTTCAGGCCGCGCATTGGCTTCTCTGGCTTCTTGGTGGACATGTACTTCGCAACCTTTTTGCGCAGAGCCGGTGGCAGCTTCGACAGCTCGACCATCCCTTCCTCTTCTCCCTCATACTCTTTTTCGATAGAGATTTCGATCTTCATTTGCTGCCTTTCGCTGCGATCATGTTGTCGATCAGGTTGGGATAGGGTCGGCCTGCCTTCTGAGCTCGACGCATCGCGCTGCGCTTCTCCGAATCGGATAGCTTCTGTGGCTTGCCTAGACCCTTTGGCCTTGGCTTATCCCATACCTCTTTCATCACTTGCCTTTCTTGGACATGCCAGCTTCAGACAACGCAATCGCAACAGCCTGATCACGCGACTTGACCTTGTCACCGCTGGAAGATTTCAGCTTGCCTGCCTTGTACTCGCGCATGACCTTGGAAACCTTGCTCTTCATCTTGTCTTCTTTGTCGTAATGTCCTGGCATGATTAAGTCTCCTGTAGCATTGGTCGGGTTGCGCGTCGGCTCACAGCGCCCAAGCGTGCGGCTTTGCGCTCGCCTACTTCGCGCTTAAAAGCAGATTCTGTTTCTGCTTTTTTGGCAGCAAATTGTGAAGTGTCAAACTCTGCAATGGCTGGCTTAACTGGTGCAGATGGTGCTTTAGGTGCTGTTTCTGTAAATTTTGGAATTGGTTTTTTTTCGTAATAGGTGTATGACTCTTGTGCTGGGTAATAAGTAATAACGCCCGTCGTTGGTTCTAACCACGGCTTGTACGTTGTTCTTGTACCTGTTTTTGCTATTAAAGGATTTTTCGCAATCTCGGCCAGAGTGACGTTATAAGCATCTAGTTTGCTTTGGTATTCAGATTTTTGAGACTCAAATGCTGGCATCAGTTCGGTCTGATACCGTTTCACTTCGGATTCATATGGTGCCATCTTCTCGGCGACCATCTTCTGGTAATCAGCAAAGCTCTGCTGATATTGGCCGGTCATCGAC